TACCATGTATCAGTGTGCTTTGGGGGTTTCGTGATAAAGATTTCTTAATACAGCATGGTGGTACAATATTCGTTAATAAACCATCTGATATTTTAGGCGAATAATCTTTTTGCTCACTTTTACTTGCTATATATAAAGTCATAAAGGCTTCATATATAGCAATTCTTTTTTATTCCAATCGACCTAAAAAAAAATGATAATAGGGCTTTACAAACTCTATTTATCATAACTACCATTATCTAATTTGTTATATATTTGTAACGTAATTATAAAAATACTTAATGTTATGAGTACTGAAAATTGTTCAAATCTTGTAAGTGAAATTGATTTAGACAAGTGTAATGATTATTTTGTTACAAAGCTTGTTTATGATGACGGTTCTGTAAAGTATCGTGTTGCTCATCTTGAAAGTGGTCTTAATGGTCTCGGCAAAGTAATGTTATTTGATAATATTCATGCCGTTCTTGATTATATTGCTAATAACTAAAACTTATCTGTTATGTTCAATCAACGTAAACCTATGCTGTTTCAGACAACACGTCACAATTTAATCATGTCTGTTACAATTCAGCATTACATTAACCCTCGTGACGGTGCGCATACATTCATTGTTCGCTGGCGTGATGAAAACCACGATGAGCATTTAGGAGATAACTATGTCGCTTTTCGCTCTTTCGTTTCCGCTGTTGATTTCATCTGTACGAATTTCTGTGGATAGACGTGAACTTGCTGTATTTCGTTTTTCTCATTGTGGTTATCGTGATATAATTGGCTGTAATGATTTTATGTGCTTCGACTTTTGTCGCAATCCTCAAGAAACCTATCAAATTTATTTACATTCTAAACAATTAAAACAAACTGATTATGAAAAAAATTATCCCTTTCCTCAAGAAACTCCCACCTGTCCTTTTTAAGTTCTCTATTGGTGGTTTTATCCTTGTTTCTGTTGCACTTTACTTTCAGAGTTGCGTTACTGCATTTGATGCAGAAAAGTTCCATTATCATGGTGCAGCTGGTAAGTGTCGTAGTTTAGTTGTTGATTCTATTCGTTAATCTATCATGGCATTAGGTAATATTCAAGGGTGTTTCAAACCAAACCGTATTATTAATCCTTATACCGATGAAGTAATGTATGTTGAGTGCAGAAAGTGTCCTGCATGTCGTAATCGTTACGCATATAAATGGCAAGAACGTGTTTCTAAAGAATGTACGTTTCACCGCTATAGCATGTTTGTAACACTTACTTACTCAAACGATAATCTTCCTCGTTTTCAAATGGTCTGGAATGACGCCCTTGATAATTACCAGATGTTATCTAATAGAGATTGTGACTTTGACAAAGTATTGCCTGAGGAGTATAACGGCTTAACTCATCAAATGGCACATGATACAAAAGACGGTGTTCCTTATGTGTGTCGTTATGATGTCGTTACTTTCTTCAAGCGTTTCCGTGCAAGAATTGATTATTCATTTAAAATTAATAACATCAATGAAAACAAAAACATCCGTTATTTCGTCTGTGCCGAGTATAGCCCCAAAGGTTTGCGCCCGCATTATCATGGTATCATCTGGTTTGATTCCGAATACATTGCTCGAGAGTTCGGAGAAATCCTATCTAAAAGTTGGTCGCATGGTATTGTCGACTATTCACTTGTCAACTCATCAGCCCCCGACTATGTGGCAAAATACGTTGCTTGCAATACTAGTCTGCCAGAGGTTCTTCAGCTTGAATCTACCCGCACATTCCATCTCCAAAGTAAAAAGCCATGTATCGGATATAGTAAGGTTGATTCAGAGGAATTATTCAAAAATGTCATTAACGGAACTTATGGACACCTTGAATCTGATGCTGCCACTCAGTCTACCGTACATGTTCAACCTCCCCGTTCGCTTGAAATGCGATACTTTCCAAAGTGTCGAGGCTGGCGCTTTATATCTTATTTTGAAAAACTACGAATTTATTCGTTTGCAGTCGACTTTGAAAGACTAAACGGTTATCTTCCAGAATCTTCTGTATTACATGAACAATTTGATAGTAGTATAGATATTCATGCAGCATTAGCTTGTTACCGCTTTTGTAAGGATTTTTCAAGTACTCCAGAGTTATATCTTATGTATGTTGATAGATATTATAGTAATAAAGAGTTGTTCCAGTTACGTTTGCAATATCAGTATCAAATGAAGTATGTTAATGATTTACATCAGCCGTTATCTCATCTTATGGATTTTGATTTGACATTTTACGAGCGTATTCCTCTTTATCGTTATGGTGTTACTCCTTACATTACAGCTGCCCTTTCGTCTTATGGTGTTGATGTTGATTCTCTTTATCATCATGGTAGAATTGATGGTGCATCATTAGATTCTCTCAAGCAAAGTGCATCACCATTTTACTACACTAATTTAGATTTACAACGTAAGATTTCAAAGAATTATAAAAAATCTCGTGTTCTTAATGAACAATTAAACCCTAATATTTTCAGTTAAATTTTTTATTATGTCATTATTTAAAATTCCTACACCGCACCCAAATCTTAGTCGCAACGGCTTTGATTTGTCTTCTCGTCGTGTGTTCTCTAATTCAGTAGGTCAACTCTTGCCAGTCGGTTGCTGGGAAGTAAACCCTTCTGAAAAGTTCCGTATTTCTGTGCAGGACTTAGTTCGTACACAGCCGTTAAATACTGCTGCGTTCGCTCGCTGTAAGGAATATTTCCATTTCTTCTTTGTCCCCTACCCTGCTCTGTGGATGTATTCTGATGCGTTCTTCACTGGTGTTGTTAATCCAGACAGTGCTGCAAGACGCTCGTCTACTGGTACTACTAATTATGATTGGGTTCCTAAGTCTGCCCCTTATTTCGACCTTGATAAAATAATTGATAGGCTTACAGGTAAATCTTATAATTCTGTCGATGCTCTTGGTTATGGTCGTGCTTTTGGTGCTTTTAAGCTTTTGCATTATTTAGGTTATGGTGTTAACTCAGATGGTGAGGTTGCTGATTTGCAGTCAACTGAGAGTGCTTCTGTTATTTCTGGTGCTTTTAGTGGAACCTCTAAAGGTCATCGTTCATCTGTTTTAAAATTTAATGCCCATTCTGGTACTGGTGCTAAACTTGCGATTTTCCGTTTGCTTGCTTACCAACGAATCTATAACGATTTTTATCGCAATCAGCAATGGGAGAAACCAGATGTTGAATCATTCAATATTGATTGGTTGAAAGATGATAATCTTTCAGAGGTTCCAGTTGATATTGTAGAAAAGGCTCTTACACTTCGTTATCGTCAATGGAATAAAGATTTGATTACATCTTCTATTCCTACACCTAACTATAATGAAGGTATCTTTGAACTCCCTGCTTTGGTTGGTTCATCTGGTTATGGAATCGAACGTTCTTCTCTTGGTATTCCGTCTTTAAAGACTAATTCACAAGACGGCTTGCGTTCTATCTCTCCTACTGATTTACGTGCTATGTTTGCCCTTGATAAGATGCTCGAGGCTACTCGTCGTGCTCATGGTCTTGATTATCAGTCACAGATTGCTGCTCATTTTGGTTTTGACGTTCCAGAAAGTCGCAAGCCTATGGCGCACTTCATTGGTGGATTTGATAATGCGATTTCTATCGGTGAGGTAATTGCTACTGCGTCTGGTACTGCTGGTGAATCTCATTCAGTTGTTGGTCAAGTTACTGGTAAAGGTATTGGTTCTTTGAATTCACATGCTATTGAGTTTACCTCAAAAGAGCATGGTCTTATTATGTGTATTCATAGTATTGTTCCGCAACCAGATTATAACGCTATTTTTGTTGACCCATTTAACACAAAGCTGAATCGTGAAGACTTTTTTCAGCCAGAGTTTCAAGATTTAGGTTATGTTCCTTTAAAGTCATCTGATTTGGCTTTCTTCCGTTCTGATTCTGCTACTAATTCACGTGAAGTTAATAACAAAGTAGTTGGTTATGTTCCTCGTTATCACGAATATAAAACTGCTCGTGATGTTGTTTTTGGTGATTTTATTAGCGGTAAATCTCTTTCTGCTTGGACTACTCCGCGTTGGGATTTTGTTAACTTTAAAAAGGTTAGTAATAAGGTTTCTGTAGATTTGTCTGCATCTAACTTTATGATAGATCCTGGTATTATGGATACTATTTTTGCTGTTCAATATGGTGGTTCTTCAAGTACTGACCAATTCCTTGTTAACAGTTATTTCAATGTCAAGGCGGTTCGTCCTATGTCTGTCACTGGTCTTTCATCACTTTAATCTTTGAGTTATGGAAAAGAAATTAACACGTGCTGAAATTCTCTATCAGAATCAGCGTTCAGAATCTTCTGTAAGTCGTGAAATCCCTCTTGAGGTTAACGGCTTAGTTACTGGTGAATCAATAGTTGATGCATCATTAACAGATACTATTCAGCCTATCAACCCAGTTACTGGCTGGCGTGATAATGCTATTAGTAGATTGATGTCACCTAATACACCTAATGTTGAGAGAGATTTGATTTTATCAAGTCTTGCTAAACAAAAAGGTTATAACTCCCCTAAAGAGTTATCAGATGATGATTTGCTTGAGATACTTCCCTCTCGCTATTCAACTGACCCAGTAGAACTTGAAAGGTTCAAAGAGTTTGTTGATGAGTTACGCAACGTTGATGATACAGAGCCTACTGACCCAGTAGAACCTGCTCCAGTAGAGCCAGTATCTCCTGCTGCTGAATAATTTTCTATAGTCCCTGCAATATCGTAGGGACTTTTACGTTAATTAATTAAATTTACTATTATGCCATTTCCAGTCGCTGCTGCCATTGGTGCAGCTGGTTCAGTTCTTGGTTCGATTATTGGTGGTAGTTCAAATGCTGCTGCTCAAAGACGTGCAAATGCTACTAACCTCCAGATTGCTCGTGAAACAAATGCGCAAAATTATCGTATATTCCAAGAACAACAACAATTTAATGAAAACCAGTTTAATCGCTGGTTAGATTACTCTACTCCTGCTGCTCAACGTCAAAGATATGAGGATGCAGGAATTAACCCTTATATGGCTGTTGGACAGTTACAAAATGGAACTCCGTCTAGTGCTCTTACTTCTGCAAGTTCTGCCCCTATGCAAGGTACACAAGTTCAGCCTGCTCTTGGCTTAGGTGATGCCTTACAGAATTCTATAGAGCGTGCTGCAGGTGTCTTCTCCTCTGTTGTTTCAACTATGTCAGATGCAGCTTTGAAAGGTAGCCAGAAGACTGGTATAGATATCGATAATGAGACACGTGGTCGCCAGAATGAGGCTAATATTCAAAAGACGAATGCTGAAACTGGTAAAACTGGTGCAGAAACTCGTCGTACAGAGCAAGAAACAAATTTCTTCGATTCAACACTTGAACAACGTAAAGAGTTAATGAATATTAGTGTTGATACTGCCAAGAAACAAAAAGAACTTCTCGACCAGCAAGTTTTTCAAGTTCAGTTACAGAACGCTATGGCAAACATTGACTTAGGTATTGCTACCAAGTATAAAGATGTCATGTTTAAGCAGCAATTAGCTAATCTTGTTGCCCAAGAGTTTGCCACTTATCAGAATGTTGCACAAGGTTGGAGTCATGTTAATATTGAAAAGCAGAACGCTAATACTAACGCATATAATGCGAAGACTAATCGCATGAATGCTAATACTAACGCTGCTGTTGGTGCTGCACAAGTTCAGAGTTTGGTTGCAAATGCTATTGAGTCCGCTGCTCGTACCTCTGGTATTAAGATTGACAATCAGACTAAAGGTCAACTTAACCGTACTATTCTTCAAGGTCTTGGTTTCGATAACATTGATAAGAATAATAAGAATAAGGCTTTTTGGTGGAACTTTGGTTTTGATAAAGCAGAGCAACTTTCTCGTATTGGTGTTAATGGCTCCCAGATGTATTATAATTTTGGTGCTGGTTCTGAAAAGTTTACTAAAGCTGCTTCACCTGGTCATTATCTCTTAGGTTGGTAATTTTATTTATTATATCTATTATGAAAAAAATTGATTTGATTTTGTTCTGGCTTAAAGTTATAGCTGGAATCTTGGTTTTAGATGTAGTCTTTCGAGTATTTGGAGCTTTGCTCGTTTCTCTTGGTCACTAATTAATTAGGCATTCTTCGGAGTGCCTTTTTTATTGTTTATATCCCACCTTATCCCACGACTGCCCCGCTGCCCGACGTGAGGAGAGGCAGAAACAACCACACACCCCGTTAGGCGCGGAGGAGCATGCCTCCGACCCCGTAAATACCAGCGTCGCAGACAGTGTTCTTTAATGTAAAACTTAATAATCTACTGCCATGCTAAAACATCCGCCGGAGGCAGTTTGTAAAAATGTTTCTGACGAAGTTATTAATCAGTTTTCACGGAGTGCAATTTGTTAATCCTTACGCAAATTGTGAGCTACCCTTGTCCAAGACTACAAAAACTGACAGAAAAGTAAAAATATCTATATTTTACCCTCTTAAACACCCCTTATCTGTTAAAGTTATGTTAAATTTCTATTTACCATACCTACCATTATCTTAAAAATGATAAACACGTTTTGTGTTCATGCTCAGCACATATGGTGCTTACCATTAACACCACATGTGTTAGGCGTAAAAACGTTGCGTAAAGATAGCAA